GCTGTGGAAGGTCTCGATAAAGCTGAAGTTAAAGAGTACATACGCCATTTGGCGGACAGACGTTTAATTATGTTAGGGTTAAAACCTAATTGGGGTGTCAAAGAGAACCCCTTACCTTGGGTGGAATGGATTATTGCTGGTGACAGCTTTAAGAACTTCTTTGAAGGTACAGTAACAGACTACTCTGCGGCTGGAATGATAGGAGAATGGGGATGGGATTAGGATATAAAGATTGGAGAAGTAAGCACAAACTACATTCTTCTAAAGGATGGAGTGGGTTAACAGACTGGACTAAGTTGAGAGACAAGAGCTGGAATGAAACACACGACTTTAAATGGCAGTGGATAGTAGTAGGTACATTTGTTGTACTTGCATTGTTAGTAGGTGAGGCTAAGGCTGGTCAGTTCTACGACTTTCCTTATGAGGACAACATCACTATGGATGTAGTTAAGACTAATGGAGGCGGAGGTACTTGGAAGTGTGCTTCAGTTAGAGACTGTTACATTAGGACTCTTGAGGCTGAGGCCCGTGGTGCTAACCAGTATTGTGAGACTATAACTATTAAACGTAATGGCAAGCCAGTATGGTTTAGGAAGTACCGATGATAGGTAATATATTCATAGGCTTACTAGCAGTAGCTGCACTAGTGATTGCTTATATGTGTGGAGTTAGTGATGGTTGTAAGACTAATGCTTGCTTTAGAGGTGGTAAGGATGTCAAGTAAAGTACACATAAAACTTGACATAATTGGATAGTATTGGATATATAATTCTAGATAAAGTAGTATGTTTTTCTAGATATTGCGTATCACGATACACGATAAAATGATACGATAATGGTTAATATACGAGTCATTAGTGTACATTAAGGGGTCTAATGGTTAATATATGATACATTACTAGGTGTACAGTCTACAGTATATAGTACACTAGCCTAGGATTATAGGTGATACGTTGTACATTAGGATGATTAATACTAAAGGAGTAGGATGATAGGGGTTTATCTACCAACCCACCTACCAACCAACCCAAGGAGAAACAAGATGAAAGTATCAGAGAGTAAGAGAAACAAATGTGACTTCACACTATATGATATCTCAGAAGAAGAGCAGAACTTAATGTTCTTAGAAGGTCTGAAGGTGTTAGTTAAGGAAGCTAGGGATGGTCACATAGGTGAGTATGTGGTCCTTCCTTACAAGGACAACGAGGTTCTTTTGGTAGGTTCTAAGACTACTACAATAGAGATATCAGATGAAGATGTAGATGCATTAGTACAGATTGGTGCTGTGTCTATTATAACTAGAGGAATGAAGGAGTGTACAGATGGCAACGATACCGACGTATAGAGACTTAGAGGATAGAATTGAGGTACTAGAAGGTAAGCTTAGATACTGGTCAGGGTTATCTAGCTTTGATAGTATTGAACAAGGAATGAAGGAAGCAGTTGAATGGAATGACGATAGGATGGACATCATAGGACAGAATGGTAATGATGGACTACATTATAATACAGACAAGGAGGGAATGTGATATACGATTATATGTGTAACGTGTGTGAGCATAAGTACGTAACAACTAACACTATTGCTCACCGTAAGAAGTCAGGTAGATGCCCTGAATGTACTAGTTCTGATACTAAGTTAATTATGTCTACTACTCCATTCAAGACTTGTGGCGGAGGTCACCTCCAGTCAAACGGCACTGGCAAAGTAATCCTTTAATTATAAACCCCTACTTATATAATGAATAAACTACCAAGTAACACACTAGACTTACTTAAAGAATTAGAACGTATGTTTCCTGACCAAATGGTCACTGAGCAAATGTCTGATTTTGAAAGAGGTAAGAAAGCAGGAGTGATTGACTTACTTCGATTATTAAAACAACTTAAAAACACAGGAGAATAACTATGGGCGGAATTTTCGGCGGCTCTAAAGCACCTACACCACCACCACCAGCACCACCTTCGGCAGCACCTACAGAACAGGCTACTTTTAAACCTGGCGATGAAGGTTCTAAGAAACAGAAGAAACTTACAGCAATCAAGAAGGGTAAAAGCCGTTTAGCAATTGCAACTACAACAGGTACTAAGTCAGGAACAGCTAAAGGCTTATAAAGGAGTAAGGAATGGCAGAAGAACGCACAACAACCCTCAAGGCTAGGTGGTCTAAGCTAGAAGGTGATAAAACAACTGTACTAGATAAGGCCCGAGACTGTGCTGCTCTTACTATTCCTTCGCTGTTAACGAAGCAAGGACATACTGAACAGGATACATTAGCTACTCCATACCAATCACTTGGTGCACGAGCAGTTAATCACCTCGCTAGTAAGTTACTACTTACTTTGTTACCACCTAACGCTCCCTTCTTTAGGTTAATGCCTAATGAAGAGGATATAGCACAACTTGATACTCAACAAGAAGCTGAGTTAGAAGAAGCACTATCCTCTTATGAGCGTGACCTATACACCTACATTGAGAAGAAAGCATATAGAGTACCTTTGTTTGAAGCCTTAAAACTTCTTATTGGTACTGGTAATGCTTTACTTCGCTTTGAAGATGAAGAGTTAAGAGTTTATAACCTCAATGAATATGTGGTTAAACGTAATGCTCTTGGTAAGGTAGTAGAAGTAATTGTTAAAGAGACAGTGCATCCTAGTGATGTACCTGAGCTAGACCTAACCGATGATGAAACAGACTTATATACGTCTATTAAGGTTTTACCAGACGGTAAGTATGACCTCTACCAAGAGGTTCTCGGTGAAGTAGTCCCTGGTTCAGAAGGTGTTATTAAGGCTGAAGACAGTCCTTTCTTAGCACTTAGGTGGACAGCCATTAATGGTGAAGACTATGGACGTGGTTTAGTAGAGCAGTATCTAGGTGACTTACGAAGCTTAGAAGCACTTAACCAAGGTATGGTAGAAGGTGCAGCGGCAGCCTCTAAGATTGTATTCTTAGTTGACCCTACTGGTACTACTAGAGCCCGTGACTTAGCTAAATCTAGGTCAGGTGACTTTGTTCAAGGTAAAGCAAGTGATGTTACTACTCTGCAAGTGCAGAAGGGTAATGATATGCAGATACCTTATCAATTAGCACAAGAGATACAACAACGATTAGCTAGTGCATTCCTGTTAACTCAGGGTGCTACTCGTAATGCTGAGCGTGTTACTGCTGAAGAGATACGTCTAGTAGCAGGTGAGTTAGAAGATGCCTTAGGTGGAATTTATTCAATTCTATCACAGGAACTTCAACTACCACTTGTTAAGATTATCTTTAAGAACAGTAAAACACCACTACCTGAAGGTCTAGTAGAACCAGTTATTGTTACTGGTCTAGAGGCATTAGGAAGAGGACACGATTACAACAAACTTGTTATGTTTGCACAAACACTACAGCAGTTGCTAGGGCCTGAAATATTTGCCCAACACGCTAATGTAGATGCTGTGATTAGTCGAGTAGCTACTTCTCTTGGTTTAGATGCAGAAGGGATTATTAAATCTCAAGAGCAACTACAACAGGAAGCAGAGCAACAGGCGGGTCAACAGTCGGCTCAAATAGCAGCTGATAGTGCTGCACAAGCAGGTGGACAGGAAGCTGGTGCTCAATTAGGTCAGCAATCAATGCAGGGGTAATATGTCAGAAATCAGATGGAAAATATATACCAATGATGACGTTATAAAGGAGACGGAAGATGAGCGAACTAGAAGTAACAAACCCAGTGGAGGAAACACCTCAACTAAACGAGCACGACCAAGCGATGGTGGACAAAGCAAACCTAAGCGAGGAACAAACAAACACCGAGCTAAGAAGTGATACTGAGAATGTATTACTAGCAGGTAAGTACAAAGATGTTGGTGAATTAGAGAAGGCTTACACAGAGCTTCAATCTAAGATGGGCCAACCAGCTGAAACTACTGAGGAAGTAAAGCAAGAGGAAACTCCTGCTCCTACCGAGTCAGTAGAAGAAGCTAAAGAAACAGTGGAGGCCAAAGGAATAGATTTCGATGGTCTTTACGGTGAGTATGGTGAGAACGGTACGCTATCAACTGAGACGTATTCCAACCTTGAACAGGCAGGATTATCAAAGGAGGTGGTTGATTCTTACATACAAGGTCAAGAGGCCATTCAGCAACAACAAGTTAACACGCTACAAAAGGCTGTTGGCGGAGAAGCTGAATACCAGGCTATGATACAATGGGCTGGTTCGAACTTAACGGATAGTGAACAGACGCAATTCAACGCAACTCTAGATAATGCAGAGAGTGCTGAGTTCGCAATCCAAGGGCTTAACGCTCGTTACAAGGCTGCCAATCCTACACTGATTGGTGGTAACCGTATTTCGGGTGATACAAATACTAGTAGTAGAGGTTATACCACAAAGAGTGATATGATGGATGCTATGAGTAGCTCGAAGTACAAGACAGACCACACTTACAGAGCGGAAGTTCAACGTAAGCTGGCCCTGTCGACATTCTTATAGTAAAACAAGTAAGTATAATTGCCTTGATGTTTCCCTCGAGGGGGAAGCTGAGAGATACCCTTTAAAACACTATGTATTATTATATAAACTAAACCGTGACATTTTGTCACACTTAAACTTTATATATAGGATATATTAAAATGGCATTTACAACTTCAAATCCCAACTTCGACTTCGGTGGAACAGCGGGAAACAAAGACCTAGCGTTAAAAATCTTCTCTGGCGAGGTGCTAACAGCATTCGCATCTAAGAACGTATTTATGCCGCTAGTAAACACACGTACAATTAACTCAGGTAAGTCTGCACAGTTCCCAGTAATTGGTAACCTATCAGATTCTTCTGATGTTAAGACTCACACTCCTGGTGATGACGTAGTTCCTTCTTCAATCGGTTCTAACGAGCAAGTAATTACTATTGCTGCTCGTAAATACGCTTCAGTATTTGTAGACGATTATGAAGAAGCTATGTCTCATTACGAGACTCGTGGTCAGTACTCTACTGAGATGGGTAATGTTCTAGCTAAGAAAGTAGACAAAGCTATTATTACACAGCTTGACGCTTGTGAGACAGCTACTCCTAAAGTAGGTCAACCAGCAGTTAACGCTGATTTGGTTATTGGTGCTACTCCAACTGCTAACGCTATTGTTGAAGCATTATTTGATGCTGCAGCAACTATGGAAGGTAAGGACATCGCAGGCGATAAGGTTTGTATCTTAAATCCTGAAGCTTACTACAACTTAGTACAGTCAGACAAAGCAGTAAATCGTGATTGGACAAATGGTAATGGTGGTATTGATACTGGTTCAGTATTCAAAATCGCTGGTATCCCAATTATGACTTCTAACAACGTACCAGCTGGTAAGTGGGGTTACATCTTCACACCACACGCTGTAGGCGTTGTTAAGTTATTAGACATCAAGTCTGAAGCTAATTACATTCCTGAGAAATTAGGTACGTTAATGGTTTCTTCTTACGCGATGGGCGAAGGCGTTCTTAACGCTGGTTGTTCTATCCGTTTGTCAGTAGCTTAAGTTAGTTAGTTAGACAATTTTGAGGCATCTCTTCGGAGGTGCTTCATCCACATTAAATAAAGAGGTACTATGAACAGATACAACGACGCAATTAATATTTGCTTAACAACAATAGGCGAGAGTCCTATCCCCGCTAGTACCTCTATAGTTGGTCACTATGAGGCTGAATTAGCCGACACTATTATTAGTGAATCTTTAACCGAAGTACTCGCCTTTGGTTACAACTTTAACACAGACTCTGATTGGGAGCTTGTTCCAGATACCTCTGGTAACATCGCTATTCCAGCAGGAGCTATTTCAGTAGATGCTTCTACTACTTCATCTGATTATATTATGAAGAGTGCTAAGCTATACAACAAAGCAACAATGAGTTATGTCTTCACAGAAACTGTATTGGCAGATATTACGTGG